AGCGTGGCCGACCCACGGTAAACAAGTTTCAAGCCGCGGCTAAAGAAGTCGCTCAGGAAAAAGCCGCCGTTGAGGCCGCTGCAGCCCCTGCAGTTGAAATGCGAAAAGAAATGAGGCCGCCTATGCGTGAAGAAGACCCGCGCGCACGCGCTGCTCGACGTGCTGCTGAGATTCGCAATCACCTTGGTGAGATGGACGAAGGCACTGACGAGTTCTACGTGCCGCCCGGCGAAATTCCTGAGGGTTGGACGTATGAATGGAAGCGTAAATCGGTGCTTGGGCAGGAAGATGCCGCGCATCAAGTCGCGCTTGCCCGTAAAGGATGGGAGCCGGTTCCGGCTTCGCGACATCCTTCGTTTATGCCGGATAGTGGTGGATTCAACACCATCGAGCGCAAAGGCATGATCCTGATGGAGCGCCCTGCCGAAGTGACGGCAGAGGCCCGACAGATCGAATTGCGCCGTGCTCGAGCGCAGGTCCGTCACAAGGAAGAGCAGTTGAACAGCGCCCCGCAGGGTCAGTTCGACCGCAACAACAAAGACAGCAGTCTCGTTAAGGTGAAGAAGTCCTACGAGTCGATGCCGATCCCTGAAAAATAATTTACTGCGGTAAATGAACGAAGAAGCCTCCGAAAGGGGGCTTTTTCTTTTATGGCATTCAGCGCATACTGGACCTCAGGAGTAGTTAATGCCATACGCTGAAGACGTCGCCGGGATCTATAAGATTGTTAATAAAGCCAATGGGTTTTGTTACGTCGGCCAATCTGCGCGCGTTCGTAAGCGTATGGCAGAGCACTTTCGGTTGTTACGTTTGAATAAGCATCCAAATCCGAAACTGCAAAACGCGTTTAATAAATACGGCGAAGAGCAGTTCGAATGCGCAATCGAAGTAGTTTGTACTGACCTTGGAGATCTTGATTTGATCGAAGAGGCGTTTTTATCAGGTGCCGCGCAATTCAAAGAACCGACGTTTTACAACATTGCCAATTTTGCTAAGGCTCCGATGCGAAATAAGCATCACACAGAAGAAACCAAAGCAAAAATTAGGGCTTCGTTGCAAAAAGTAGCCAGTTACAAGCAGTCGCCTGAATACCGTTTTTCGTTAAAAAAAGCGCAGGAAAATAGATATTTCTCAAACCCTGAGTTTCGCCAAAAAGTGAAATTCATTGTAGAAAACCCGGACATGTCGTATGCAGAGCGCGCGCGTGTTCTGGGGACAGATACTAGTTCTGTCCGCAAATTAGCGCTCAAATACGCACATCTCAAAGGAGAACTCTAATGGCAGCAACGCATTTTACTGGCCCGGTCGTTTCCTATAATGGATTCGAATCCGGCACCGCAAACGATCCGATTGTTGTCAGCACGGCTGGCAATGTTTCGTCTTCGTATGTAACCGCTTCCAACACCACTGGCGACGTCCGGCTGCAGTATCAGCGCCTGACGATTGAGAGCACTGGCTCCGGCGAGACTGGTCGCTGGCTGACCCGTGTCACGGGCGTAGACGCGGCTACGGCTGGCACGGTCAACGGTGGCCACATTTCCCTTTCCATCAATGATTCGGGCACGGTTTCGGGTGCTGGTAACGCGCTCCGCGTGACGATCGGCGGTTCCTCGACTGCCCCGGGTGGCACGCTTGCTGCCCTGCAGTTGGACTCCGATTTTGCCTCTGGCGGTTCTTGGAGCGGCGTTTCGTTCCTGCGCTGCACCAATAGCGGCACGGGTGAGGTGGCGAACTTTGCTCGCTTGCCGGACCCGGGTGTTGGCAAGATGTTTGCCGCTAAAGTGGCGGGATCGGTCCTTTGCACGCATACGCTGAAGGTGCTCGACGCCTCCGGTAACGTGTACTACATCATGGCCTCGACGACCGCCTAATGCAGATCACTAAAGAGTGGCTGCAAGAGGAGATCAGGAGATTCCAAGCCCAACGTGACCATGCGCATGAAGTCGCGATCGCATCTCAGGCTGCGGTTGACGTCCTAAATGCCTTGGTCGCGCGCTTGGACAAAGCGGATGATCCAGAGCCGCTACCGTCGATCTCAAACGGCTAAAGCAAAGGGGGAGGTGAAAACCTCCCCTTTCTTTTTGTATACAGTTGACACCAATAAAATTCGCTGTATAAGTAAATTAACCCCTCCCCCGGTGGGCGGGATTTTATATATCGGTCTAAGTCGCCCCGGCGTGCGATGATGGCCTCCTCTGAAAAGGAGAACCCGTCATGGCGAACATCAATGCGCCTTTCGGATTTCGTCAGTACAGGGGCACCGGTTCTGCGCCGACGTACGAACAGGTCGCCACTTTTTGCGCCTATAACACTGCCGCGATGTACTACGGAGACCCGGTCTTCCGTAACGCTTCGACTGGCGGTATCTACCCCACCACCCCCGGTACCGGCATCCTCGCTGGCGTCTTCGTGGGTTGCAAATACCTGAGCGTTTCGCAGAAGCGCACTGTGTGGAGCAACTTCTGGGGTGCTGCGGACGTTGCCTCCCCCAACCTCGTCGAGTGCTACATCGTCAACGACCCGAACGCGCAGTTCCTTGCGCAAGTCGGTGGTTCGTCGTCGGTGGGTGCTACGGCTGCTGACATCGGCGCCAACGTGCAGTTTAACTACGGCACGCCGTCGACCGCGTCGGGCATCTCTGGTGCCTACGTGGACATCAGCGTGAGCCCGGCCTCAAACGCCGGTTATCCGTTCAAGTTGGTGTCGCTGGTTACCCAGCCGCCGGGCGCGAACGGCACGGAGTCGGGCGCTTACAACCAAGTGGTTGTGGCGTTCAACAACGTTGAAACCAAGACCCTCACGGGCGTTGCCTAAGGAGTAAAGGACCATGGCAGTCAATTTAAGTGCTATTAAGGACCTTCTCCTGCCGGGACTCCGCGGGATCGAAGGCAAGTACGAGATGATCCCATCTCAGTACGACAAGATCTTCACCAAGCATGATTCGAAACTCGCTCTCGAGCGTACCGCCGAAATGCGTTACCTCGGGCTTGCGCAGTTGAAGACGGAAGGCGGTCAGACGTCTTTCGACAACAATGCTGGTGAGCGTTATGTGTACAACCAAGAGCACAACGAAATTGCGCTCGGCTACGCGATCACCCGCAAGGCGATCGACGATAACCTGTACAAAACGCAGTTTCACCCGTCGAACCTCGGTCTGATCGAGTCTTTCCAGCAGACCAAGGAAATCTACGGCGCGAACATCCTGAACACGGCCACCACCTACAATGCCAACATTGGCGGTGACGGCGTGGCGCTGATCTCGACCCTGCACCCGATCGACGGTGGCACGGTTGCGAACCGTCCGGCAGTAGACGTCGAACTCAACGAGTCGACCCTTCTGAACGGGATGATCGCGATTCGTACCAACTTCAAGGATCAGGCTGGCCTCAAGGTCTTCGCCCGTGGTCGCAAGTTGATCGTTCCGCCGGCTCTCGAGCCGACGGCCATCCGCCTAACCAAGACTGAACTCCGTCCGGGTTCCGCTGACAACGATGTCAACGCGGTTCTCACGACGGCTGGCGGTCTGCCGGAAGGCTACATGGTCAACGATTTCTTGACCTCCGCTTCGGCGTGGTTCCTTCTGACCAACATCGACGGTCTGTCGTACATGGAGCGCGTGAAGTTCGAGACTGACATGCAGGTTGACTTCGTAACTGACAACCTCCTCGTCAAGGGCTACGAGCGTTACTCGTTCGGGTACTACAACTGGCGTTCGATCTACGGATCGTTCCCGTCGTAATTTAGGAGTACACCAAATGAAAGGCAGAAAGCATCGCGCCACTGGTGGCGTGAACGAGGCCAAAGAGGACCTTGGCAAGAAGAACATGCGCTATACGTATCAGAGCAACGTCAATGACGAAGCCGAAGAGCGTAAGCGTGGTGGAAAGGTTGCCAAGAAGCACGCCGGTAAGGTGCACGGTAAAGCCATGCATCACGCCGGTCGCAAGCCTCGCAAGTCGGGCGGTAGTTGCGAAAGCAGCCCGTTCTCGTCTGCTCGCCGTGGAACGCCCCCGAAAGGGCACTCCACCGACGGCAGCCTTGACTAATCTCGGCTAAAACGGCAAACAAAAGACGGGGGCCTCTGTGCCCCCGTTTTTCCTTGAGGATTCTGTATGACGGCAGCGTGGCAGAAAAAAGAGGGTAAATCCCCCTCTGGCGGCCTGAACGAAAAGGGGCGTGCATCGCTGCGCGCTCAAGGGCAGAACATCAAGCGCCCGGTGACCTCTGGCGAGGCAAAGAAAAGCCCCGCAGCGGCAGCCCGGCGCGACAATTTTAGGAGTCGGATGTGCGGCATGAAGGAGAAACTGACCTCCGCAAAAACCGCTCACGATCCAAACAGCAGAATTAATTTGGCGCTCAAACGTTGGGATGTGAAGTGCTAATATGAAGAAAGAGTTTTGGGAGCGTGATCTCCCTGAAGATCACAAAGTGAAACACCTGAAGCACAGGGAAAAGCAGGCTGCAAAAGCCCGCGCCCGCGCAGCAGGTCGGCCGTACCCAAACTTGGTTGATAACGCAGCGATAGCGCGTAAACGAAAAGGATAAATGTCATGCAAACAATGCAAGTCACTGTTGGGCCCATCGCGGCAGCGGATGCGAACGGTCTTTGCGAATCTCAGACGCCTAGCGCCGGTGCACTTACTCTTAACGGCGCCCTTGTTTCTGGCGGCGTTGGTATTCTCGACGTTCAGCGCCGTGTTCTTATTACTTGCGCTGATGACGAGTCGACTCGCACTTTCACTGTCACCGGAACGAACTGGCAGGGAAACTCGATCAGCGAAGTGGTCCCGGGCCCTAACGCTACTACGGCGTCGACAAACATCAGTTTTAAGACCGTCACATCAGTGACGATCTCCGGCAACGCCGCTGGTGCTGTCGAAGTTGGCACGAATGGAGTCGCGGATTCGCCTTGGGTGCGCTTCGATGACTGGGCGCCAAACTATATTTCGGTCAACTGCTCGACGGATGGCACTGTGAACTACAGCGTGCAGACGTCTCTCGATGATCCGAATAAGGCTGTCAATGCAGTCGCTGTTGGCGATATGACGTGGCTCGATGCGCTCGATGCCAACATCGTCTCTGAGAGCACGAACAAGAGCGGCGGTATTCAGTACGCGCCGACGTTTGCTCGAGTTGTCCTGAACAGTGGCACTGGCTCTGTGCGTGGAGTGTTCCTGCAGTCGAGCAATGTGCCGAAGTAATACGCCCGCTGGGGGAGTCCTATGTCTACAAGCGGAACGTATAACTACAACCCTTCGCTGGGTGAGATAACGCTTTACGCTTTCAATCTCTGCGGGGTTCGTAATACCGCGCTCCTGCAAGAGCACATGGAGTCGGCCCGCATGGCCGCTAACATGCTGCTGGGCCGCTGGAGTTCTCAGGGCGTTAACCTTTGGTGCGTTGATCTCGAATCGATCCCGCTGGTTCAGGGCACGGCAACGTATTCGGTGCCGTCTAACACCATCGTCATGCTCGATGCATACGTGGTGCAGAATACCGGCGGCGCCTCAATTAACCGCCTGATCCTGCCGATTTCGCGCTCAGAGTACGCTTCGTACCCAAACCCGACTCAGCAAGGATTCCCGACGACTTACTGGTTCGATCGCCTGCTCTCGCCGACAGTCACGTTGTGGCCGGTGCCGGATGGCGGTGAAACGTCGTTCAACTATTACCGCGTCCGCCAGATTCAAGACAGCAACTTCTCGAGCGGACAGCAGGTCGAGATTCCGTATTACTTCCTTGAGGCATTCGCCTACGGTCTTGCGCAGCGACTTGCGATGATCTGGGCGCCTGACAAAGTGGCAATGCTCAAGCCGCTGGCAGACGAGTCTTATGACATCGCATCTCGCCAGAACATTGAAACCGCTCAGCAATACATCTCGCCCACCGTATCAAGTTACTTCAGGCCGTAACGCATGGCATACGCATCGCAGTCCGGCCGGGCAAAAACTAGCGCAACAAACCCGCAAGCACATGCGATATGTGACCGTTGCGGCTTTCGCTATAACCATGCCGAACTGAAGTGGCAGTACGACTGGCGTGGCGCCATGATCCAGAACATCAGGATTCTGGTCTGCGACACCTGCTACGACACCCCGCAAGAGCAGTTGCGCTCAATTGTGGTACCTGCTGACCCGACTCCGATCGTGAATGCCCGCGTGCAGGACTTTGCCGCGGCAGAATCAAACTATCAGACCGTAACCCAACCGCCGACAATTGACCCGGAGACGGGTATTCCGATCCCGGGCAATACAACACTGACCACCGAAGATGGCCAGCAGTTGACGACCCAGCCATACGGGCCTCCGGTTGGACTTACTCAGCCTGCCGTTCCGCCTTTGAAGGGGACGACTCATTACGCCGTTCGGCTGCCTGTTTTGTCTGTATCAGCCAACGGAACGACGATTATTACGGTGACCTGCTCGCAGACTCATGGTTTGCAGACTAACGATCAAATATCGGTCGAAGGTGTGTCAAATACTGGGGCGTGTGGGTTCTACAGTGTGACCGTAACGACCGCGACAGCATTTACCTATGAAGTCGCAAAACCTATTGCTGCAGCCGCGCTTTACACGCCAACAACCCGTATTATTACGGCATCGGTTGGCCTGCCGTACGGCTACACGCAGATACCGCAAACGGGAATTTAGGACATGGCAAACACTACGATCCCAAACCTTCCAGCAGCAGTCAGCCTCGATGGCACCGAAGAACTGGAGGTCGTCCAAAATGGCACGTCGAAGCGGGTCACCGCCGACCAGATTGCTGCGCTTGCGGAGAACACTCAGGGCACGGTAACCCTGATCAATACGGCTGGCGCCCTTGTTGGCGGCCCGATCACGACGACTGGCACCATTTCACTGCCCCCGGATGCCGTCACAAACCAGTATCTGGCCGAAATGCCGGCCAATACGCTCAAGGGCAACCTGACCGGCCTGACGGCAAACCCGACCGATGTCTCGCCCAGTCAAGTTTTGGATACCTTCGGCACGTCTGCGGGCAGCATGCTTTACCGCGATGCAGGCGTCTGGGCGGCTCTCTCCCCGGGCAATAGCGGTTATTACCTAACGACGACCGGTAACCAGCCTCAGTGGACGGCCCTATCGGTCGGCCCCGGCGATATTCAGCCCAGTGGCGTTTCCCCGGGCACGTATGGCACTTCATCTGAAGTAGGTCAGTTCGTTGTAGCGGCGACAGGCCAGATCACAAGCGCCATCAACGTTCCGATTTCTATTTCTGCGGGACAGGTGTCCGGCCTTGGCACGATGGCGGTTCAAAACGCCAACAACGTGACCATCACCGGCGGCACGATGAACGGAGTCACAATCGGCTCCTCCAGCCCCTCTCAGGCGTACTTTACGACCATTTCAGGCGGCGTCTGGAATGGCAGCACCATCGGCCTCGCCTACGGCGGTACGGGCGCTACGGACGCTGCAACGGCCAGAGTAAACCTTGGCTTGGGCACGATGGCAGTTCAAAACGCCAGCAGCGTGTCGATCTCTGGTGGCGTGATAGACGGCGTGACGATTGGCGGCAGCAACCCGCAAGCCGGCACGTTCTCGTCGCTTGCCGTCACCGGAAACATGTCGGTTGGCACGATTACCTCCGGCACATGGAATGGCAGCACGATTGCATTGGCGTATGGCGGCACCGGTGCAACCGATGCAGTCAATGCCCGGTTGAACCTTGGCGCTGCTGCGAGCGGTGCAAACTCTGATATCACCAGCCTGTCGGGTCTTACAACCCCGCTGTCAGCCCCGCAGGGCGGCACGGGCTTCGCGTCCTACACCACGGGCGATATCTTGTATGCAAACTCCAGCACGACGCTGGGACGTTTGAATGACGTCGCTACGGGCAATGTCCTGCGCTCTGGTGGCGTCGGTGTGGCTCCGGCATGGGGCAAGGTCGATCTCACGACCGATCTAACTGGCGTTCTCCCGGTGGCCAACGGCGGCACTGGCGCCGCAACGCTGACCGGTTACGTGTATGGCAACGGCACGGGCGCGATGACTGCATCGCCAACCATTCCGATTGCTGCGCTGCAGTACAACGGCATCACGATTGGCTCGACTCCGATCACGCTGGGCTCGATCCAGTTGACTTTGTCGGGTCTCAATAGCGTCACGCTGACGCAAGATCCGACCGCGGCCCTTCAGGCTGCGACCAAGCAGTACGTCGACAACGAAGTCGCAACTGTCTCGAATCTGACGTATCACACGCAGGTTATTGCTGCGTCGACAGCAAACCTCAACGCCAACTATAGCAACGGCACCGGTGGCGTCGGCGCGACGCTCACGAATGCGGGCACTCAAGCGCAGTTCCAACTCGATGACGTCACGCCCGATCAGTACGCGCGCGTTCTCATCAAAGACCAGACAAATGCCTACGAAAACGGCATTTACGAGGTGTCGGTACAGGGTAGCGGTGCATCCAACTGGGTGCTGACCCGTACAACGGACTTTGATGAGCCGGGCTCTGGCCCGAACAACATCCAGACTGGCGCGTCTGTGTTCGTTGAAGATGGCACGACGTGGGGTGCAACCAGTTGGGTAATGACGACGACTGGCACGATCAACGTCGGTTCGACCAACCTCAATTGGACGCAGATCTCTTCTGCCGGCAACATTCAGGTCACCTCGCCGCTCTCTAAGTTCGGCAACGTCATCAGCCTTGGCACTGTGCCGGCGATTCTGGGCGGCACCGGTCTTACGTCGTTTGCCGTGGGCGATCTGCTCTACGCCAACACGACGACGTCGCTTGCCAAACTCGCTGATGTCGCAACGGGCAACGTTCTGCGATCAGGCGGTGTAGGCGTCGCTCCGGCTTGGGGCAAAGTCAACCTCACGACGGATGTCACGGGCACGCTGCCTGTCGCGAATGGCGGCACTGGCACTGGAACGGCTCTTACTCAGGGATCTGTGGTGTTTGCGGGTGCATCAGGTGCTTACTCGCAGAACAACGCCAATTTCTACTGGGATAACTTAAACACTCGCCTTGGTATTCATACCAACATCCCTGACGCGACCTTTACAGTCATGTCGGATACGCAAACGGCCGTGCCGACAGGTGCGTTGCCTTCTGGTACGGATATTCACGTCATCGGCGCCAACAACGCCGAAACGCGTATCACGCAAGACGCATTTGGCACCGGCAACTATCCGGCATATACGGGTCGTCATTCCCGCGGAACCGCCGCATCGCCGTCTGCTACTCAGTCTGGCGACATTCTTTCGCAGTACACGGGTCGCGGTTATGGTGCGACGTCGTACAACAGCGCCTCGACGGGCGTATTCCAGTTCCAAGCCGCTGAGAACTTTACCGATACGGATCAAGGCACGTACGCGTCGCTGCACTTAACGGCCACGGGTGCGAACTCGCCTGCAGAAGTTTTCCGATTTGGCCCTGTGGGTCAGTTGGGCGTTGGTGGTTCGTCATACGGCACGGCCAATCAGATCCTGACCTCAAACGGCATTAGCGCGGCGCCGTCGTGGAATTCGGGTATCAACGTCACGACGATTGACGCATCGGGCGCTGTCAACATGACGGCGACGACGGACAACATCGCGATCGGCACCAGCCAGACGAGCGGCACATTGTCGCTAGGCGGCGCATCGCAGACCGGTAACGTCACCCTTGGTCCTTCAACGAAGAGCCTGACGATTTCGGTTGCCGGTGGCGCAACGGAAAACGGCGCGACTAAGACACTCAACCTTGGTACGGCGGGCGTCTCTGGCTCTACGACGGCGGTCAATATCGGTGCCTCCGCGTCGGGCTCGAGCAGCCTGACGACGCTCTATGGCACGGTGAAGGTCAACGGACTGACTGCCTCAAAGCCTGTATTTACTGACGCATCAAGCAACCTGACCTCATCGGGCACGCTGCTGACGGATCAGGGCGGAACGGGACTGTCTTCGTACACCGCTGGCGACCTGTTGTATTACTCAGCGGGCACTGCACTGACGAAGTTGGGCATCGGCACAAATGGCCAGATCTTGACTTCCAACGGTAGCGCGCCGGTTTGGACGAGCGGCAGCAGCATTTCCGTCAACACGGCGACGAACATTGCTGGCGGTTTGGCAAATCAAGTTCCGTATCAGTCAGCACCGTCGACGACAACGTTCAGCGCCAATCTTACTTTTGACGGCGCGCAACTTAGCGTAAGTGGAGTAAGTGTTGGTCGCGGCGCAGGGTCGGTGTCCACGAACACGGCGGTGGGTGTTAGTGCGTTGGCGGCAAATACGGCTGGAGCCGTCAATACTGCTATAGGCAATTCAGCATTAGCGGCCAATACGACTGGAAATGCAAACGTAGCCGTTGGACGCCGTGCTTTGCTTACAAACACCACCGCTTCTAACAATGTTTCTGTTGGCGAAGGATCGTTAGAATTAAACAATGGTAGTTTTAATACTGCTATAGGGCATAACGCTCTGACCTTAAACAGTAGTGGAGCAAACAATACTGGGCTTGGATATCAAGCCCTTCTTTCCAACACCACCGCCTCCAGCAACACGGCTGTGGGGTATCAGGCTGGTTATAGCAACGTCAATGGGGGCAGTCACACATTTGTTGGCTATCAGGCGGGTTATTCAACAAACGGAGGGACTAATGCCGCATTTGGTGTAGGTGCTTTGTATAGCAACACCACAGGTGATGATAATACGGCACTTGGCTCGTATCGTCCTCTTTACAGCAACACTACAGGTTCTTCAAATGTTGCGGTAGGTCGCCAAGCCCTCTACTCCAACACCACCGCCTCCAACAACACTGCTGTGGGTTATCAGGCTGCATACAGCAATACGACTGGAGGCGCAGGAACCGCGATTGGCTACAATGCGCTGTACACCAACTCCACGGGAAACTCTAATACTGCTGTTGGCTATGAAGCAGGATTCCTCACCACTGGCGGGGCTAACGCATTTTTTGGTGTTCAG